AGCCGGTGCAGGGGCGGGAGCCGGTGCAGGGGCGGGAGCCGGTGCAGGGGCGGGAGCCGGTGCAGGGGCGGGAGCCGGTGCAGGGGCGGGAGCCGGTGCAGGGGCGGGAGCCGGTGCAGGGGCGGGAGCCGGCACGTCCGCTGCAACGACGATCGTCTCGTCGGCCGTCACCAGGGTGTAGGAGCCCGCCGGCAGGCGCGAAGCGCGCTCGTAGGCTTCCTCCTTAGCCGTGTGCTGCGAGATCTGGGTCGTGCCGCTCAGCAGTCGGTGGAACCCATTGCGGGTGATTCGAATGCTCATGATCAGGCGATCCGGATGAGAGCGTTGGTGGCGTCGTTGGTCGGCATCGTCAGCGTGAAGTTGCCGGCGGTGACGGTCTGCGAGCCGAAGGTGTGCACGCTCACGGCGCGGTTGGACTGCGTGCTGTTGTACAACAGCACCGCGTCGAAGGCGGTCGACAGCGTCACCGTGGTCCAGGCGAACGATGCGCTGGGGGTCCAGTACGCCGTCGTGCCCGACGTGGTCGGCGGTGTGGCGTTGGTCACCGTCACACCGCCCGCGGTGTAGTTGGTGCCCGTGACCTCACCGGTCGCGCTGTAGGCCGTGGTGGTGGAGTTGTACGTGGCCGTGGTGAGGTACAGCGCTGCCTTGAACGTGTCCGTGGTCGGCGCGGTCAGAGACGTGCGCGACACGAGCGTCGAGGTGCCGAATTGGTGTTGCCCCAGCAGGATTTCCTGCTTGAAGCTGGTGGTCATTGCTTGGGTATTGGCCAAAATTACTCTCCTTTGCGCAGGTATGCGCTCATGCGGTCTGCAAGATCCGCGTTGTCTCGTATCAACCCGAGAGCTCTATTGCAGAGGTGACACAAAAGACCCCTTACACGCCCTGTCGCGTGGCAGTGGTCAACATGAAACATTTCGGCCTTGCCCCGACGTTTGTAGTGCCTGTCGCTGGGGGTGCTGGCTTTGCACAAAGCACACCCGCCGCCTTGAGCTTCAAGCATCGCGTAGTACTCTTCCGGCTCAATCCCGTACTTTGTACGAAGCTTCGACGGCCACTGCACGCGCCTGTACAAAGTCTCGTCACCGGCGTTCGCTTGACGTGCTGTTTCCGCCCTGCAGGTCTTGCACTGCGAAACAGGCATTCCGGCCCGCTTCCCCGTCTGCGGAATCGTGAACGCGAAAAGGCCTTTCACCTCGTTGCACCGAGGGCAGCGCTTTGTCGTGTCGGCGAGCGTTTGCATGTCAGAAGGTTGCTGCTGCACCGAGCCCGGACACGCCGAGACGGTCATACACGTGAGCCGACTCCTTCACCACCTCACCGGTGGCGTCGAGGTACCGCTCCACGAACTTGATGTACGAGGGCTGAACGTCCCAGGCCGTCTGGTACGTGAGCGCCGAGATGGGCAGATTGCCCTTCGACGTCCAGATCAGCGGCTCGTCGTTTGCGACTTCGATCATTGGGGAACTCCTTGGGGTTTGCCGAGGCGGTAGTAGTCGATCTGCGAGTCCTCTTGCGCATACTTGCGCAGGGCCGCGACGCCATCCGAGAGCAAGCTCGCGTACTGCTTGAGCATGTCCTCGTCGCCCTTCATGAATGTGTATGCCTCGACGAGCGTGCCATAGAGCAACGTGTTCTCGTGCTCGTCGCCGAGCCACGTGTTGGTCGCCGTCACGATCGACTCGGGGAACTTGGTGTAGTGCAGCTCGACCCCGTACGCGACGTCCGGCGTCGGGCCCAGGATCAGCGACGTCTGGTCGAAGATCGCGAAGACCTTCGGCGCGCCGGTGGTGGCCGGGTTCGGGTAGCACTCGCGGATGAAGCTCACTTCCTTCTGCAGCAGGTACTCCTGCGCGCCGGTGCCGCCCACACCCGAACGGGTGAGGCCCTGCACGTCGAGGAAGCCGTCGGGCATGGTCAGGAAGCGGTTGGCGGCCGTCAGCGATGCGGTGGCGCGGAAGCTCTTCACGGGCAGCTCGGCCGCGTTGTAGATGCGCTTCTCCGCGGCCTTCACGAAGTTCGGAATGTTCGCGACGAAGGTCGCGTCCGTGTTGGCCGTGTACTCCTGCACCGCGGTGACGAGGGCCGCGTAGTTCACTTCACTTCTCCATGGGCTTCTTCAGCTTGAAGGCCGGCAGCGCCGGACCCTTCATGCCCTTCTTCGGACCGGCCACGGGCGACTGGGGCATGTTGATCATGCCGCCCTTCGCGTACGAGGCGCCCTGGTTGCGCGCGACGGCGAGCCGACGGCCCCCCTTCAACGCTTCGTTCGAGACACTCTTGGCCATGCTTCACCTCACGAGATAACGGCCGTCACGCGGCCAACTGCGCCTGTCGCCGACACGCCAAGCACCAGTCCGTAGAGCTGGCGCTGCGCGACGATGTCGATCTCCGGGCGCGGGAACCGCAGAGCCTGCGGGTCGTTGATCCTGATCTTGTTGAGCCGAAGCTGCGGGTGGTCGGCGTCCAGGCAGTCCGGGCACACGCGCATCCCCGACTTCACGCTGTTGATCACCTGATCGCGCAGCTCCTTGTACTTCGCACGGCAGCCGCATCGGTCGCAGATCGCGATCGAGTACTTGCCAGTGGCGTACATCACGCTCATGGTCAGACGGCGTTGGACGCCTCAGCGACAGCTTCGACCACCGGCTCGACGACAGCTTCGACCACCGGCTCGACGACAGCTTCGACCGCCGGCTCGGCCTTCGGCGGAGCGATCGGCTCGGGCACATCCGCTTCCACCTGGGGCAGCGCCGGCGCGCCGCTGTACAGCATCGCATTGCGCTCGGCGCGCACGCGCGCGTCGTCTTCCGGCGTCGGCTCGGTCGGGCACAGGTCAGCGTACTTCGGCTGCTCGGCGGCGAGGCGCGCCGACTTGGCCGCGCGGTACAGGTTGATGTCGTAGGACATGGGGTCTCCTTCAGTTGCGCCCCGGCACCAGCCGGAGCGATGAGCGTTCGCGATCCTCGGAAGCGGCAAGCTCCCACTGCGCGTTGTATTCCTGCAGCAGGCGATCGATGCGCGCTTCGGGCACTTCCTTCGGCCGCTTCAGGCCGATCATGTAGGCGAGGCCGGCGATCATGGCGGGGATGAACCGGAACGGCACGTCCATGGTGAACCCGCCGCCGGTGCCCGCGTCCTGCAGGCGCCGCATGTACCAGACCACCAGCTGATCGTTGGCGTTGGTCGGCACCGGCCATACCGTGATCGTCGGCGCGATCTGGCGATCGACGAACACCTGCACCGGCCGGCCGGGCGACGTCTTGTTCGGGATCGCCGCGTAGCTCGAGAGCCCCAGGCGCCGCAGCACGATGTCGTTGGTGGTGCCCGCGCTGCTGCGGATCACGTGGTCGAGCGTGTCGATCGTATCCGACGGCAGCGAGTACTCCGCCTGCCCTGCCACCAGGGAGATCGCGTACTCGGTGACGGTCCACAGGTTGTACCCGCGGTTCGCCCACTCGGCCAGCAGCAGATTCATGCTGCGCCGCGCGGTGCGCAGGTCGTAGCCCGTGCGCATCTCCAGGCCCGCCCGCTCGTACGCCTCCTCGACCATCTCTTGGAGGTCGAGGTTGAAGGCGGTCGTGCCGGACGTGGCCATTCAGCGCCTCAGCAGTGCTTGGTGCGCTTGGTGCGCGCTTCGCCCTGGCCGCGCCCGACGAGCCCGCCGCCGGCGAACCGGGGCTTCTTCATCGCGTCTTCGTGCTTCTCGCCGGCAGCGTACTGCTTGGGCGTGATCTTGCCGCTCTTGATGGCCTTGGCTTCCTTGAGCTCTTCGCTCTTGGTGTCCTTGCCCTTGAACAGCGCGAATGGTTTCTTCATCGTTGCCATTACACAATCCCCAGAAGTTTCTTGAGGCCTGTGGCGACCGCTGCGCCGAAAGCTCCGGCAAGCACCATCGCCACCCACAGGGCGCCGCGCCCCTTGTTCATCGTGTCCCGCAGCTCATCGACTGTCGACGTGAGCGTTTCGACCGCCTTGGCCAGAAGCTCCACAGACGTCCCCAACGACGCGTTGTTCACGCGCAGGTTCCCGACCTCGCGTTCGAGCTCGAACACCCGCTGGTCTGCCCCGTTGCCCATTGCCACGTCAGCACCCGCTCGAGAACCGTTTACCCTTGACAGCTGCTCCTGCCCCACGGACAAGCCCTCCTGTGGCCATCTTCTTGACCTTGCCGCCGCACGCGAGGCCGGCCTTCTTCTCCCGATCGGCGATGATCGCCTTCGGGTTCCTCAGTGGGTCAGCGGGGAGGCCGCCGATACCAGTCTTGTCGGACGGAGCGCTGGCGGCAGGCTTCGGAGCCCAGTTCGCGCCCGCCGGCTTCCCGGCACCGGGCAGAGGAGTCTTCTTCCCCACCATCTTCTCGGCTTGATCACGGTCCATGGTCCACCTCAGATTCGGTAGCCCCAGGCCGAAACCGAGGCGTTGGTGTTGCCCGCGCCGAGCGCCGGCAGGGTCACGACAATGGCCGTGTTCACAGCCGTCGCGGGCAGCGGGGGATTGAAGTCGAGGTAGATCGGCGTGATGCCCAGCGTGGCGCCCGCAGGCACCGCCACCGTGATCGACATCGTGCCGCCCGCCAGCCCCGTGATCGTGGCCGTCACCACGCCGGCCGCAGTCGCGCCCGCGCCAGTGATCAGCATCCCCGACAGGTTGTTCGTCTTGGCCGCCACAGCCGGCAGCGTAGCCACCGCACTTGCGTTCGCGACGTTCCCCGAAGAGGACGTCACCGTGGCCGAGCCGGAGCCCGCCGTCATCACCCAGGCGGCGTTGTTCGTCGCCTTCTGCGTTGCCGACCGGCCCGTGGTGGAGTCTTCGAGCTTGGTTCCGCTCATCGCATTCTCCGGTTCATGGAAGAAGGGGCCCCGCGGGGCCCCTTCGCTTGCGGGCCGTCAGGCTCCGGCCGTACCGTAGATGCCGAGCGGGTCGCTCACACCGAACGAGTAGCGCTCGCGGGCCTTGTACCGGACGTTGCCGGTTTCGAAGTCCCCTTCCATGTCCTGCTTGAGCGGGGCACGGACGAAGTGCTTCAGGCCGTTGGGCACGTCGGTCAGCAGGAACCACGCGTCGGGGTCGGTCAGCCAGTGGTTGACCGTGTACCCGCCGGGGATCGCGCCGTTCGACTTGATCGCGTTGATGTCGTTCTTCGCGAAGGCGCTCGCGCCGCCGGCCACGGTGCTCAGCTCGGTCTGCAGGATCCGCGTCGCCACGAAGGTGTTCGACGGGTGGATCACCAGCTTCTTGGGCTTGGCCGCGATCAGCAGGCCGCGCTCGTCGACCCAGGCCGCCATGTTGATGTAGGCGTCTTCCAGCGCGGTCTCGTTCAGGTCGACGTCGGCCGCCGGACGGTTCGCGTTGGTGAAGCCGCCGACCGTCGGGTGGGCGGTGGAGCACAGGGCCACACCGTCACCGTACAGGAACGAGCCGCTGAAGGCGTTGTTCAGGATCGCCGCGCCCTTCACCTGCTTGGTGTAGGCCATCGACCGCGCCAGCGCCTTGGTGTACCGGCCCGACAGGCTGTCGTACAGGTTGTCCTCGATCGCCTCTTCGGTGATGCCGAAGCCGAGCGCAATCGTCTCGTGGACGTAGCGCGCGACGTAGGCTTCCTGCCCGTTCTCGTAGGTGATGCCGGCGCCTTCCGACTTCGTCGGCGCTGCACCGAAGCCCGAGAGCTTCACTTCTTCTTCGAACGAGCGCTCGGAGTTCTCCACGTCGTAGAGCTCCTTGTGCTCCTCGCCGTAGCGCTTGTACTCGAGGCCGAACAGTGCGTTCAGGCCAGGGAGCAGCTCCTTGAGGAGCTGTGCACGAGACATCGTAGCCATTGCTGATCTCCTTGCTTAGATGCCGGTGCTCGAGCCCTGGAGCATGTTGGCGCCCGGGTTGAACATGACGAGGATGTTGGTGAACGAGTCGCCGATCGCGTCGGTTGGCAGCGTCGAGAAGTCGACGATGCGCAGGCCGATGGTCGCGGTCTGGGCGATGGTGGCGACGTCGGCGGCGACCTTGCTGGTGCCGTAGACGGTCGAGCCGGCGGTCTGCACCACGCCGATGTTCGCGCCGCGCGCGGTCTCGGGAACGGTGCCGCTGCCCTGGATCATGTAGATCACGGCCGGATCGTCGACGACGTACGCGTAGGCGTCCGAAGCGACAGTGCCGCCGGTCCACATCTGCGAAAAGCGGGGCTGCTTCGTCGACGGGTCGGTGTAGGTGCAGCCGACGAAGACGCCGGCGGTGCCTGCCGGGAACTGCGAAGCCGCGGTTCCCAGGGTCGAGACCTTTTCGCAGGTGCCGCCAGCGACGATGCTGACGATGTCACCAGTGAAGATCGACGTCGCGTAGTTGGTCGTGATCCGATAGAGGTTGGTCGCGCCCGCGAACGGACGGTTGCCAACAAGCTTCATCGGCTTGAGGCCGAAGGGGGCCGCAGTGGATGCCATTGCTGTTTCTCCTGTTGAATGCGGCCCCGAAGGATCAGGAGCCGCGGCCGAAGTTGCTGACCTTGGTGCGCCGGTCGTTGAAGATCGGCATGCGACTGTCGGTCTGCTCGTTGGCCAGCTGCTGGTCGACTGACTGCATCTGCTGGGCCGTGAGCGATTCGTAGTACTTGCGACGGGCCTCCGCCATCTCACGCGGCATGCGTGCGAGGATCAGGCCTCCGACTTCCACCAGCGTGGCATCGCCACGTTGACGCGCGTCGGCGAACAGCGCGAGCTCGGGATGTTCCTTCGGACTGACGGGCTCCCAACCTTCACGCATCTTCTTGCTCATGTTGGTGGGGTCTTCGCTGCCGAAGAACGATCGCCGGATCCACCGGTACACGTAGTTGTCGTCCGTTTTCGGGACGGGCAGCGTGCTCGATGGCTTCCACGTCATGGGCTTCTCGGTGACAGCCCGCTTGGTGGAATCTCTCGGGGTTCGGTCCTGCGTTTGCTCAGCCATTGCGCTTCTCCAGTTCGACGAGGGACGCAGCGTACTGCTGCGTGGTCAAGCCCAGGCGCTTGGCCATGGACTCTTGGGACTTGGTGAGGGTGACGACCCTTTTCCCCGACGCTGAACGTCTGACTGGTGCAACGGGTGTCCGAGGCTGGGGCTCCTGCTCACGGCGCGCGTTGCGCTCCGGAGGGTCATCCTGCTCTTCGAACCGGTCGGGAAAGACTTCCCGCATGCGGCGGTCGATCGCGCCGTAGTAGCCGTCCGGGTCGGTGGCCGCCGTGATGCCCTGCTTGGCAAGCTTGGCGTCGACCCCGTATGCGAAGCTGGTCATCTCGTCGTCGTCGCCAAACCAAGTGTTCTTGGTGGCCCAGGCCTGCGCTTTCGCGTCGGGCTTGGGGGCATTCTGACGGGGCTGCTGCTCCGATGTCCGGGTTTGTACCACATCCGTTTCGGCTTGGGAAGGGGGTTGCGGCTGCCAATTCGCGTACCGCTGCTCCTCCATCAGCGCTGTGGTCAGCTTGCGGTTGGCCTTAACGATCGCGTCCGCGTCGAACGCCTCGGTGGCCGCCTTGAGCTCGGCCTCGGCCGCCTCGATGCTGACCTTGGCCTTCTCCTGCATGCCGCCAACGAACACCTTCTCGCCGGCGGCGAAGCGGCTCTGCAGCTCCTGCGTCTTGCGCAGCTGGGCCTTGGCGAACTCCTCGGCGGCCGCGCGCTCGCGCAGCGCTTCCTCGGCGATGCGGCGCTGGTCGTGCGCGGCATGCTGGAGCTGCAGGATGCGCTTCTTGACGTCCGCGGAGTACCTCTCCATCTCCTCGTCGGACGGCTCGAGCGCCTGCTTGAGCTTCTCCTTGCTCAGCGGCGTGCGGCCGCGGTCCTGCTCGGGCGTGTCGTCGACGACAGATACCTCGAGCTCGTTGTCCTCCCCGCCTCTGGCGAGGATGTCTTCTTCGTTGGGCAGTCCTGCGGGCATTCAGCTCTCCTTGCTACCGAGGAATTTCCTCGTATGTTTGTTGGACTTGCTTCTGTTCCACAGGGCTGGAACAACCTGCAAGTTGTCGAAAGAACTTCGTCCTTCTCTCGATACCGGACGAATGTGATCCACGTGCCATTCGCCGCCGCAAATGCGGGAACGAAGCCTTGCGAGCCCAACGGCTTCGCTCAATACGAAACGGTCAAACTCCGGAAGCTCCTTCTCAAAAGCTCTCCGCATGAGCTGGTACGCTTGCTTGGCTCGTTGACGCGCTTCTGACAAAGGTTTGCTCGCCCGCCGTTGCGCAGCGGCCGCACGTCCTCCAGTCGCCACAAACGCGGCTTCTTCCCTTTGCTTGCATGCGCGCCCCTTCTCCGAAGCGTAGTACCGGCGTTTCGAGGCCCGGCATGCTTCAGGGTTGCGCTGCCTCCAGCGCTTAGCCTTCTCGGCGTCGGCCTTCTTTCGGTCACATACGAGTGATCCCACGCGGGTCCTCCACGACGCCTTCGATGGAGTCATCGTTCAGCATGCGCCACTCCTTGCCGTGGATCTTGAAGCGCGTGCCCGAGTAGGCGCGGATCAGCACGAAGTCGCCCACCTTGCACCACGGGCCGGTGGGGAACTTGGCCTTGTCGGCGTAGCAGTCCGGGCCCATGGCCGTCACGAAGCCCACCACCGTGGCCACCTCCTCGAGCTGGCGCGTCTGGTCTGCCTTGAGCAGGCCGTTCTCGAACGCGGCGTCGGACTCGGGGATCGCCACCAGCATGTGGTAGCCCACCGGCCGGGGCAGCTGCCGGGCCTTCATGCCCTCATCGGCCAGCCGCTCGCGCGCCTGAATGCCGACCTCGTCGGCGGCGGTGATCGCGGCCGCGGCCACGGGGTTCGCCTTCACGCTGGAAGGCAGGTAGAGGTCAGTCATTTCTCCAGGGCTCCTTTTTCGAGGTTCTCGGCGGCTTCGATCAGCATAGACTCGGCAAACGCCAAGCCCTGGATCTCCCCCGTCATGTGCTTGTAGGCTTCGAACGACGACGCGCCGCCGCCCGCGAGGGCATCGGCGAGGTCATTCATGCGGTCGCGGTACTTCTTGCGAAGCTCCGCTGCGAACTGCGTCACGATCACTTCTTCTCCTTGGGTGCGGGCTTCTTCTCACCGGACGGCGTCTGTGCCGCCTGTCCAGCGCGCGTGCCCATTTGCGCGCCGGCGATCATTCCCTTGACTGAGCGCTCGTGCTCGCCTTCCCGGGCCTTGGCCGCGGTCTGCGACTCGGCGATCACCTGCTTGACCCGGTTGGCTTCGTCGGCGATTGCGCCCTTGATGCCGAGCTCGGTCAGCTTGACGCCGACGTCGTCCTGCTGGGACTTCTTCTTGAGCTCCAGCTCTTCCTTCTTCAGCGCCAGCTCCTGCTGCTGCAGTGCCAGCACCGGGTCCTGGGCCGCTGCCTGGGCGGCCTGCTGCGCCGCGTCGGACTTGCTCTGCTGCAGCACCTTGGAGGCCGCCTGCGCCAGCACGCTGGCCAGCGAGTACTCGATCTCCTTCGGGATGGAGCCGTCGCCCGGGTCCGGCAGCGACGCGCCCATGGCCTGCTCGACGCGCGCGCGGTAGGCGAACGCCACGTGCTCTGCGAGGTGCGCTTGGCCGGCGGCCATGAGCATCTGCGCCTGCGGGTTCTGGCCGATCAGCATCTGGATCTTGGGGTCCTGCAGGGCCGCCATGTGCACGGCGATGTGGGCCTCGTGGTCTTGGTAGGCGAACACCTTGACCGGCTTGCCCATCAGGATGGCCATGTTCTCGCTGACCGGGTCCTTGGGCTTGGCGTCGGTGAGCTGCGGGATCAACCGCTCCGGATCGCGGATGCCGATCGCGCGCAGCATGTCGCCGTGCAACTGCGGGATGTCGTAGATCTGCGGCGCCTTCTCGGCCAGCTGCAGGATGGCCTGCTGCGTGACCACGCGCTGCGCCAGGGTCGAGGCGTTGGGGTCCGACACCGGCACGATCTCGACGATGTCGTAGTCGTCCTTCTTGATCCCAGGGTTCTCGTCGGCGTCGTAGGCGTACTGCGGCGAGGCCGTGTCCCGCACCAGCGCCTTGAGCAGCTTGAGCTCACTGGACAGCGACGCGTGCACACGCGCCTGCACCGCCGACATCACCTTGAGCGTGCGCTCGAGCACCGCCAGCGTGGTGCCAACCGGCGTGTTGCCCGTCATGTCGGCCAGCTTGGTGTCGGCAGTCGACGAGGCGCGCCGGCCATCCTCGACCACGCGGTCCAGCAGGTTCAGCAGGACAGCCGACGGCTCCTTGTACGGAAGCGGGAACAGGCCCTCGGACAGCTTGCCGCCCAGCACCTCCGCGTCACGCCACTCGCCCGGGGCGATCGGGGTGTCGTCGCCCTTGATGCGCAGTCCCTTGGCCTTCAGGCCGCCGGGCAGGTTGTTCAGCGTGCCCGCATCGATCAGCTGGCGGGTCAGCGACGTCGCCGCGCGCGCGTGGCCGCCCACAAGGTGCAGCAGCCCGAAGCCGTAGAAGCCGAAGCCCGGCACGTAGCTGTAGTGCACGAAGTGCTGCTTCTTCGTGAACTTGGGGTCCTTCTCGTCCCAGTTGCGGTAGACCGACATGATCTGGTCGGTCTCGAGGTTGATCGTCACCACGTACGGCTGCGCGACCTCCACCTCGCCGGCCATGCGCCCCAGGCCGTAGTCGACAAGGTCGACGTGCATCTCGACGAACTCGTAGCGCCCGTCCTCGAGGTTGCGCATCCCCGTCTGCTTGTCCTTGGCGTCCTGCAGCTCGTCCTTGCGGCGCCCCGGCGTGCCAATTTCGACGTTGCGGTAGAAGCCCGCGGCGATGGCCGAGTTGATCTCGTTCTCGGTGTAGCGCATGCGCACCGAGTAGCGCTCCGCCGTCGTGAGGTCCGACGCGCCGTAGCTGATGACGAAGTCCTCCGCCGGCACGAAGCGGCTGACCTGCCGGCCCAGCGAGCTGTCGAAGTACACCTTCTTGAACGCTGAGCCTGCGATCGGCAGGTTGAACAGCATGCGCTCGTGCTCGGTGCGGTACTCCGGCATCTGCTCGGTCAGGCGCCAGTTCATGTCCTCCTGCACGCGCCGCGCGGCCTTCTCGCGCTCGGGATTCGGCCGGCCGAGCAGCTTGGTGCGCACCGGGCCCACCGCCGGGAACGTCTCCGTGATGTTCTCCGACTGGAACCTCACCACCGCCTCGGACAGCATGGGGTGCACCACCCCGGACGCGCCTTCCCACGGCTCCGTGCGCTCCTCGTCGTTCAGGCCCAGCAGCTCCAGGCCGCGCCGGTAGGTGCGCTCCCAGTCCTTGCGCGAGCGCAGATCGGAGTCGTACAGCTCCCACAAGGTGCTGTGCAGCGCCACGAGGTCGCCCGCATCCATCGTCTCGGCGAGGTTGGCGCCGTGGGCGTTCTCCTTGGCGTTGAGCGCGGCGGACACCGCCTCGGGGTCCAGCGGCGGCGAGCCGTCCTCCGGATCAGGCTCGATCTCCACCTCGATCTCGTCGTTGAGCTGGTCTTGCAGGCCTGACAGGCCGGTCGGGGCTTGGTAGATCCCCTTGTCAACGTTGGCCGGCATCGCTGTCTCCCTTGTTCATCAGTACGTCGTAGCTCACTTCGCAGGCTTGGCCGGCTCTTCGGGCACGGTCAGCTTCTTCTCCCAGCTCTCGATATCGCGCGACACATTCGCCGAGAACGACTCGGACCGTTTCGGCTGCCTTGCGCTCTGCTGCAAGGGCGGGATCTTGGCTGTCTCCACTCCTGGCGCGAGCCGCTGCAAGCTGGGCGCGCAACCGCTGCTCAGCAGCGCGAGCGCGATCAGCGTCGATCTTGTCGCCCTCGGCAGCAGCCGCGAGCTTGTCCAGCTTCTTGGCCTGCTCGACCACACGACGTTGCTCTTCATCACGTTGCTCCTGTTGGCTCTTGGCTGCACTGACCACCACCTCGTTCTTGAGCGCACCGTAGCGCGCGTGGCCGCTCCAGCCCCATGCCAGCACCGCCCCGGCGATCCACACCCACCACGGCACCTTGCTGACGAAGCCGAAGACCTTCGCTGCGATCACGCCCATCCCTGGTCCCTCTGCTTGTAGCGCTGGTACAGCGTGACGCAGCCGGCCACGATCAGCACGAACGCCAGCACCTTGAGCGGCGTTACCCCCAGCTTGGAGCTGAAGTCGGCCACCTGGGTGATCACCGGGCCCAGTTCATCCGCAAAGGCCGCGCCGGCGGCCACGATTGTGCCAGTGCCTGCGGTGGCGCCCCCGCCGATGGCGATGGGGCTCTTGGCCAGCGCGGTCTCGGACTTCACCACCTGCGGCATCGGCTTCCACGCGTCTTGGTCGGTGTCCGGCGTGAGGTACAGGGCCGACTCGCGCGCGCGGCGCGCCGTCAGGCCTGCGAACTCCTCGAGCTTGCCGGTGTTCGGGTTCTTGGCCTTGTTCCACAGCCCGAAGGCGCGGCTGGCCGCCAGGAAGTCGCCCTCGTTGTGCTTGCGCAGCACGGTGCTCTTCTTGAAGCCCTCGAGGCCGATGTTGTAGGCCAGCGATGCGAACGCGCCGATCTGGTTGTCGTTGGCCCACTCGGTGGTCAGCTCGCGGATGTTCTTCACCCGGTCCACGAGGTCGTCGTACAGCCACCTGTCCGCCTCCTCCTTGGTGCACACGTCGCCGGGCTTGACGTTGTCGGTCTCGCCCCAGCCGAGCGTCCACACGCCCGCCGGGCACTTGTAGGCCTTGAGCGCGAGGCTCTCGCTCTGCGCGATGAGCATCACCGCGTCGTAGGGGATGGGCCACGGCAGCGAGGGCCCCGGCAGGATCTTTTCAGCCATCGCTGTACTCCTCAGTAGTAGGCCGCGCGGCGGCCGTAGAACGCACTCTTGTCGGCCAGCGTGTCATCGCTTTCCAACGTCAGGTACCCGCCTTGGCGGAAGCGCATCAGCGCCATGGAGGTGGTGTCGACGTCGTCGTCGTTCTGGCCATTGGGGAACTGCGCGACCTGATCGATCAGCTCACGCGCCCACCACGTGTCGGGGATCCACACCTTCCCCTCCTTGACGATGTCGGCCACGGCGTTCAGCCGTGCAACCTTGTCGCCCGAGCCGCGGTGCGGGGTGTACTCCTGCACCGGCAGCCCCATGAAGCGCAGCTCCTGATACAGCGCCGTGCCGGAGCTCTTCTTCTCGACGATGAACGCGTCCGGCTCCCAGCGCTTGTACTGCTCGATCGACTTGGCCTTGAGCTCGGGGAACTGCATGCGCTCGTTGATGCGGTCCAGCAGGATGATCTGGTGCTCGTCGCGCTCGGCCTCGTTGATGAACACGCCCCAGGTGGTGATGGACGTGAAGTCGGCGCGGTTTGTGGTCTCCGCGGCCGCGTCCAGCGCCTGGATGATGTACGTGCACACCGGCGGCTTGTCCTTCTCCCACACGCGCCACTGGTCGCGCCCGATGATGGCCGCCTCGTCCGATGACGGGTCCTGCATGTACTGTGCGGTCCAGTACTTCGGGTCCAGCGAGGCCTTTGTGCGCAGCAGCGACTCGATGGACCACTTCTCCGGCCACAACGACTTGCCCGAGGGCATGATCGCGGGGAACTCCACCACCTCCCACTGGTCGGCGTCGGGGTTCTTGGCCGAGTAGTCCAGCAGCCGCGCGGTCAGGTCGAACGTCGACCACCGCGTCATCACGACGATGATCGCCCCGCCCCACATCAAGCGCTGGCGCGGGCCGGTCTGGTACCAGCTCCAGGCCGCGTCGAACGGCAGCCGCGTGCCGGTCTTGATGTCCTGCTCCGAGTGCGGGTCGTCGATGACCAGCAGGTCCGCGCCGCGGCCGGCCAGCGCACCGCCCACACCCACCGCGTAGTACTTGCCGCCCTGGCGCGTGTTCCAGCTGCCCGCGCTCTTGCTGTCCGTCTGCAGCGAGGTCTCGGGGAAGATGCGCTTGTAGTCCGGGTCCGCGATCAGGTTGCGCACGCGACGCCCGAAGTCCTCCGACAGCGCCTGCGTGTGCGTGGCCATGATGATCTTGGCGTCGGGCTTGTGCCCCAGGAACCACGCCGGCAGCAGGTAGGACGTCAGCTCGCTCTTGCCGTGGCGCGGCGCGATGTTGACGATCACGCGCGTCTTGCGCCCCTCCAGCACGTCCTTGAACAGCTGCGCCATCTTGCGGTGGTGCGCCCCCACGGAGTAGTTCGGGTACACCTCGTGCGAGAACTCCAGCAGGTCGTCCCGTGCGGACGTCACCCGCATCTGCGCCTCCATCTGCTCGAGCATCTCCAGCGTGGCGAGCTTCTCCTGCATCGCCATGGTGGGCAGCGCCGCTGTCAGCGCCTGGATCTCGGCAGGGGAGAGGTTCAAACCGTGTCCCCCTCCACCAGCTCGCCGTTCAGGTAGGCGTGCTGGATCTGCGCCAGGGCGCCCTGCATGCGCAGCCGCGTGACGTGCGCGGCCTTGTCCGCCCCGCAGTAGGCGTACACCCCATCCTCGGTGTTGATCGCAGCTGCGACGAACGCGACGATCTCCCCCGAGTCGAGGCGCTTGCGCAGTGCATCGAGCGCCTCGTGCATGTGTGACGGGTCGCTCTTAGCGGCTTCGGCCAGCACGTCGCCCAGCACATGCGTGAGCATGTCCTTCGCCTGCTGCGCCGTCAGCAGGTTGGTGCCGCTGCGGCCTGGCTGTCCTGGCGTGCCATCGGGGTAAACGTCGGCCGGCACAGGCCACGTCAGAAAGCGGTTCACGAGTTCATCGAGCTTGGTTGTCATCGTCAGTCCTAGTGTTGTGGCTTCGTTCACCAGTGAAGCCGAACTGGCGGTTCAAGCGGACGCCGTGCCGGCGCCGCTTAACCTGGCGTTCGGCTTCACGGGGCGGGATGGGCAGCCCTGAACGCCTCGTGCTCTGCCGTTTCCTTGTCCCACAGGGCTTGCGCACCGCCCAGCGCGCGGGCCTCGTCAATATCTGGCAGGTGTCCCGGGCCACAGAGCGTGTTCGCAATCCACTGCATGCCAACGTCCAGCCCTTCGAGCTTCGCGGCCACCACAGCCGCGCGCATGGCGAGGATTTGGCTGTTCACGATGTCTCCGAACGCGACGGGTCGCTCTTGGTGGCGAACTCCGTCTTGGTGCCAAGGGCGATGACCTTCATGCCTTGTCCCACTTGTCCTCGAGCCGCAGCCGCTCGGTCTGGGTGTAGACCAGCAGCTCGGCCACGAAGCGCTGGAGGATCTGCGGCGGGATGGTGATGCCCTCCCGCATCACATCGCGCAAGTCCCCGCGCGATGTCACCTTCTCCAAGGCGGCCTCGGTTTCCCGCAGGTCCTTGAGCATGTGGCGCATCTTGCCCAGCTCGACGAACTGCTCTTCGGTCATTTGTGCGGGTACCAGATCGCCCAGCACGCCAGCAGCGCGATACCCAGCAGCGCGGCCGCGGCCAGCGCCCCCAGGAACTTGTTGCTGTCCAGCAAGCCGGGCACGTACGGCTCGGTGTCCTCGTCATCGTAGAACTGGGGCAGCGGCTTCTGGCTCATGACGGCAACCCCTTCACCTTCTGGCCTTCGCGCTTGAGCGGCACGCTCCCGAAGCTCGGCTGAGCGGCGGATGGCGAGCTCGAGGAGCGCTTTACGCGCTGCTCTCGCACCACCACGCCCGTTTTTGGGCTGATGTCCTGCACCACCGTGCCCGCCAGGAGCACCTCTCCCACAACCGCGTCGGCGGCGATCCACGCGGCATTCCAGGCCGTGGTCGTCCACTGCGCCTGGGGCACCGCCGCCGTCTTGGGGTGCCGGAACAGCCCCTGGTTGTCTGACATCGTCTCGAAGGTCTCGTTGAACACCTTGCGCGCGGCCGGCGTCCACTTGCGCCACTGCTTGAGCGGCACCTTGTGCGTGTTGTCGGAGGCGCTCATCCCTGCACCTCCAGCACCTCGAGCTTCTGGCCGCCGTGGACCCAGAAAACGCTCTTCTCCCCGCCGCGCAGCTGCGTGGTGTGGACGTCCTTCTCACTGCCCGGCACGTCGCCGGGGAAGATGGGGATCTGGCGCACGCCAATGATGGCGCCTTCGCGCTGATCGTCGTTGTGCACAACAACTCGAATGGTCATGGGTCGTTCCTCGTGGTGCGTTTGGCAGGCACGACGACTGCGTCGGACACCGTGGTGTCCCCCAGCGCCGCGAACTTGGCCAACTTGGCGCGGATGGCCTTCTCGACCTCGTCCGTGGTCATGTCGACCTTCTTCACCTCGTGGCGCTCGGTGAAAAGCGCCACTTCGGTCACGTTGCCCAGCATCTGAAGCGCCTTCAGGCGGATCCGGGCGTCAGGGTTCTCCGTTTCGGCCACGATCTTGCTCACAGCCATGCTGCGGATCTCTTGGGCCTGCTGAACGAAGTCCCACTGGAACTTGGTGAGCATCGTGACGGCGCCACGAACGCTCTCAGGCAGCGTCAGAGCGCCTACAGCCTCCAGCCGACTCTGTTCGTCGGTGCCAACCAGGGCTGCGAAGGCGTCTACGGCCTGTTTCTGGGCCACCGGTGTGCCCACATCGTCGTCGTCCACGACCCCCAGGCTCGTCAGCACGTCAACCGTGCGCACCTTGGCGTCGAACAGGGCGGCAGAGGGCATCTTTTGCGCCGGCACGAAGGCCTTCGACCCCGTCAGGTCGACGTCTGGGAGGTATTCCACCTCCGAAAGGCCCATCAGGTGGTCGAGCATGGTATGCGGGCGCGCTCTCCTGCCTCTTGTCTGTGCGGTAGAGCGCTCAAGGCGCCGAATTGCCGGGAATGTACACTGTTTCGGCCCGCTGGCAAACGCGGCGGGCTCCTCTGGGGACCCCTTCTGGGGTCTTGGGCCCCGCGTCGGGATGGCTGCGGGGCCCTTTTTTTACTCGATCCGTTCCAACCCGCCCATGCGGAAGTAGTGGGCGTCGTTGAACCCCGATTCTTGGTGCTTCCGGAGCCCCCAGGCGGTGCGTTCGAAAGCGTCGAGATCGTTCGGCGCGCACAGGCAGCGCACGATCATCTGGAAGGAATGCTCTCCAACCTCATCCCACCTCGCTTGGAGCGCTTTGCAGTGGTGGTACCCGCCGCGCAGATCTGTAAGGTGCTGGCGCATGCGGGTTCGAAGGTTTCGCGAGGCTCCGATGTAGGCCCGGCCGCTCGTCGTGTCCAGAATTTCGTAGACGCCGCTGCGGGACTCGAGCAGCTTCATCTCTCGCGGCGTCACTACGAAGCTGTGCTTGCGCTTTTCAGGCTCGCGGTTGTCTCTGCGGGCTCGGTGGTACTCCCGAAGGCACGGCCGGCACCAGGGATGAAGCCCCCCACGCCCGGTCTTGAGCACGGAGAACTCCGTTTCCGGCTTCGTTTTTTCGCAGATGAGACACTTTTTCATATCTAGCTCGCTAAAAATCTTTAGCAGGATTCTAGCCGGTTTTGCAGAAATTTTTGTAGGGGGTGTGGATGGGACCCGGATCTCGAAACTGGGCCTTGTGCGCCGCTACTAGTGAGTTAGTGCAAAGCCCGCCTCGCCCCCCAAACGGCTTCCCGGGGTAGGGTGGGGTCTGCGGGCAGGGCTGGCGGCGCCGTCCCCCGGTCCTGGGGATGCTAGAAACACAGGGATAGTAAAATAGAGTCAGCGGTTAGGGGAGTCCTAGCCGCATTCATCCGTGACACGACGTCACAAATCTAGGAGCTACATCATGCGTGCATCCCTGTTCACCACCACCCTCGTCGCCTACGCCATCCATCAGGCCAACGTCATCGACGCCCGCACCAATGGGCGCGACAGCAAGGCCGAGATGCTGCGTCACGCGGCAACCATGTCTGACAAGGACAAGACCGAGGCCGACACGCACGTCGTCGGCGCCATCGCGGCGCGCTTCAACGTCAAGGCCACGAAGATGGTCAAGCAGATCCGCTACTCGGGCTACGGGTTCGAGCACGGCAGCGCCGCGCATCAGGCCCTGGCCCGCGCCCGGCGCATGCTGGCACCGACCAGCCTGGAAGAGGCCGAGGATCTGATTGCGAAGATGGTTGCAGTCAAGGCCAACAGCGCCGACCCGGTTGCCTCGCTGATCAAGCGCTTCGAGGGTCTGACCGGCGGGCAGAAGCGCAGCTTTCTCGCTCAGCTGCGCAAGGCCTGATCGGCACTGTTCGCGATACGAACACGCTGGCCCCGGCGACAACGGGCAACTTACGGGGGGTGGCGCGATACCGCGTCGCCCCCTTTGTCTGTGCGCTGGCCCACATAGCAGCGCACCAATGCACGCAACGCCGTGAGGCAGTGGCACGCATCACACCCCCTAACATCGGAGCATCATCATGAAAGCACGCCACATCAAGCGCCATCTGTTCGGCCTCATCGGCTGCACCAACGCCGTTCGCAACCCGCGCTACGCCCCCTACGGCTGGGCGCGCTTCGTCCGTCCGTGACACGCTGTCACGCATCACACCCCCTAGCATCTGGAGGATTCATCATGACCCATCGCATCCGTGTGACCATCAACCCGAAGAACAACCTCGCGCATGGCGCAGTGGACAGT